ATGAAAGCGCATTTTTTAGTGCTTACGATGTATTGATGGATGAGCGAGACCGTGTGCATACGTCCTTTAAATTGCATGTGGCGGTAACCGGTCGTCTCTCCTCCGGAAAAGGTGATACAGAGAAAGCGCTTGTCAAACCCACACGGAGTACCAATTTACAGAATGTCCCAGTTGACCCGCTGTGTAAAGGTATTATCGGTGCTCCCCCTGGGCGTGTATGGATTAATGCGGACCTAGCGCAAATTGAATTTAGGATCGCTGCATGGATGGCTAACGACATAGCAGCGCTCGAAGCATTCCATAACGGTGATGACATTCACAGACTTTTGGCAGCTGAATTACTGAAAAAGGACCCTAAAGACGTTACCAAAGAAGAGCGACACAACACTAAGCCGCCTAATTTCTTATTCCTATTTGGTGGCTATGAAAATATGTTTATTGAAACGGCGTGGCGGGAATATCAGATTGTATTTACTAGGGCAGAAGCACGACGCGCCCGTAATGCTTTCTTTACTAAATGGGCTCAAATGGAAAGTTGGCATGAAAAACAACGGCGATTAGTACGTAAATACGGCTATGTTGTTAGTCCTTTTGGTCGCGTTAGACGCTTGCCTAACGTTAATTCCTCTGTAGAAACACAACGCTGGCACGCCGAAAGACAGGCAATCAATGCCCCCGTCCAATCATGCGCGTCTGACGTCAATCAATATGCTTATCTCCTGATAACACAAGAGATTAAGCGACGCAAACTTGACGTATACAGTTTAGGTACTGTGCATGACTCGGGTATGTACGATGCGGCAGAGAAAGACGTAGCTGAATTATTACCTATCATTAAAGAAACAATGGAAAATCTGCCTCTAGAAAAAGCGTTCGGAATTAGATTAGGCGTTCCTATTGTGACTGAAATAGAAGTAGGCCACCATTGGGGGGAGGGTGTAGAATTGACCAATGAGCAGATTTACAACTGGCAAGGGGAGGGATTGTGAAATTAAAATTACCACCTTTTAAGGGAACAAAAGAAAATTTACTAGAAATACTAAAGGTATTAGATGGTTGGCAATGTACGTGCAGTCCCCCCTATTTCTGCGGTTGTCAAGATGGGGAATTAGAAAGCACTCTAGCTAAAGCTCATCAATTAATTGGTGATCGGATTGCGGAATTGGAGATGAAATGAAAGTTATAGATATTTACTTAGCAGCAGAATATCATCGAAAGATGAAGTATAACAAAACTCGCGCATACCGTCATGGCGGTAGGACTATATAATGGTTAATTACCTACCTATCACTACACATTCAATGCTTGCTAGTTTTAGTCGCTGTCCCCGGCAGGCTATGTATGCATATGTTGACCAGATTCAGCCTATTACAATTAGCCGACCCTTGAAGATGGGTACATGGTTTCACTATCTTTTAGAGTCACATTATGGTGGTAATGACTGGAGAGAAAAACATCAAGAATTAATCGAGAGACACGAAGAATTATTCTTTGAGGAACAGATGGGCGATGTGCCCGTTGTGTGTGAACGTCTTATGCGTTCCTACCTATGGCATTACCAGTTAGAAAAGAAGTATGGATGGAAAGTAATAGCTGTTGAATTAGAGCTAAAAACGACGTGGCCGGACGGTACCGAGTATTGGGGTAAAATTGACGCATTAGTTGAAATCAATGGTAAATTGTGGATCGTTGACCATAAATTACGTAGTCAATTTCCCACCCATTTACAGCGATTGCTTGACCATGCGTCACTACTCTATATCTGGGCGGCTCACCGTAACGGCATTAAAGTTGAGGGATTTATCTGGAATTATGTAAGAATGAAAGCTCCAACTATTCCACAAATTAATAAGGACGGCACATTAAGTAAACGTAAGATTGAGACTGATTACCCGACGTTACACAATACTATTAAAGAAAACAAAATTGAGCCACACCCTTATGAATTAGATTTGCGCCGACTCCGTGCTATGCACTGGAGACCAGGTAAAGATATGCCAGAGCATCCTTTCTTTAGGCGTGTTGTATTTGACAAAGATCCGGATACAGTAGCTCGTATTGTAAAGAGTATGCATAGGACAAAGAAAAATATGCAAGCTTATGATTTTAGTGATAGAGATACCGTAGCGCGAGTAGTGGATAATTCTTGTGATTATAGGTGCAGTTATCCTCTCATTTGTAGTACAGAACTATTCGGCGGAAATACAGAACAGGTGCTACGTCTTAACTATAGAAAAGCCGATCCTTTCGGTTACTACAATAGTAACCAATAGTGTGGTATAATAGATGTAGGACAACGAACTGAGGAGAAATGCCTAATAAGATAACGCGACCCACTAATTATTTTCCTAGTATAACTATCTATTCGCGTGCGAAAACGGGAAAGACTAAATTCCTGACTACGGCTGGTCAGGGTAAAATTCTTATTCTCGATGCCCAGCATGGTACTGATTGGATGACGCATCCTAAATTACAGCCTGATGTATGGCATATCGAAAAATGGTCCGATTGGGAGGATGCCTACCAATTTTTGCGCCACGAAAAGCATAATTATATATGGGCAGGGAACGACACATTAACAAAATTGCACAATCTATCTTTACGTATGGTTATTAACGCTGAGGGTGATAAGCCTTTACCCTCGGGTATTTCTTTACCTAAACGTGGTCTCGCTGGTGAACACGTCAAAATGATGATTGACAAATTCCGGCGTTTGCCAATGGGCGTTATCTTTACTGCTAACGAAAGAGTTATTACTACTAAACCAGATGGTGATAGGTCAATCCTTGATTCTGAGGAATTAGATAGCGCCGGATTAGATGAATCAAACGGTGATATTCGTTTTGTTCCTGATCTTCCTGATGATGTAAGGAAGCATCTAGTAGCAGAAACAGATATTATCGGACGTCTTTATGTGATGCCTCCCAGTGAAATGCACCCTCGTGGCGAACGCCGTTTATGGGTAGCACATCATAATGATTACGACACGGGTTACCGATCGCAATATCAGTTACCCTCTTATATTTCTGGTAAGAATGGCGCATCAATGGGTCAATTGATGGCGCACCTAAGAAAGGACACGGACAATGGCTGAGCTTAAGCCTGCTAAACCTGCAAAGATTGATGGAACGCAAATGTCAGATGGTCCTATGTGGAATAGTAAGCGTGTTCCAGATGGGGAATACAGGCTAGTTATTAAGAGTGTAGGGGAAACAACCACTAGAGAATCCGGCGACAGAATGTGGGTTTATACGCTAGCCTTGAAGAATCGGCCTACGTATACTTACCCTTACAATTGTCCTCTTTCACCGACCGGGTTAGGCTTTCTTGGAGCCCTTTATCGAGCACTTGGTAAGGAGCTGAAAGGAAAAGTCGGGACACTTGATCCTAATAAGATTCTAGGTAAGGAAGTCGGCGCGTCAATGGAGGAGGACGAATACCAGGCCGAAAAGGGACGTTCTGCTTCCAAGATTGGCGCTATCATCCCCCTTACAGATGTAGTCAATGAGCCGTCTCTTGACGGGGCTGTTGTCGGCCGTCAGAGCAAGCCTACGGGCAGCTCACGGGGGGCAGGCGGTGATGACTCGGACGTGTTGGATGAGGGGCCTGACGTTGAACTGGGCGACGATGATGACCTCGATTTGGACACCCTCTAAGCTCTGGTAAGGTAGACACTGGAAGGCCACCTATCCCTCTGATGCCGTTCTTTACTCCTCAGTTCGAGCGGCTAAGGCAGATAGGTGGTTTTCCCTTATATAGGGATTGTCATGAGTGAGACTTATTTAAAAACTAAAGTAATGAAAGCACTAAAACGCAAGTTCGGCCGCGACATTTTCTTTTTTAAAGTGCACGGCAGTGAATACATGATGAATGGCCTACCGGATATTATCTGTTGTTATCTTGGAGCTTTTGTAGGATTAGAATTAAAAGATGGCACAAAAAAACCGACCCCAGTGCAGATTCTTAGAAAGAATCAAATCACCAGGGCCGGAGGTATTTCAGTGATAATATATTCAGTTGAAGAAGCGATTGCGGCGGTTGAATCTAGCCAACCTCGATACCCGACATGTTAATCACCTCTTTCATGAATCATTGTGTTTCTTTGCGATGGTCTTATATTCCTTAATTCTCCAATTCCCTTGCTTAGTCTTTTTGAGTAGACGGCTATTTGGCTTGTTGAGTGCTTTCTTCATTACTCCCGCTCCGATACGAAGGAAGACATTGCATCTGTCACTACTCGCTGGAATTGCTCAACTACTGCGTCGTCGGCGAACATTGTTAATGCCTCACAAGGAAGGGTAACCGTAACAATTTGAAGTGTGTCTTTTTTCGGGACAACCCTTAATGTTGCCATGCCAGAATAATCAGGTGTATGTGCAATCAAAATTGTGTAATCCTCGGAATCATATTCAAACTGTTGCATTAGCTACTCCTAATAATCCAAAAGGAAGACACGCACGGAGTCTACCCCGTTTTCCTGGTGAGCTTGGTGGTTCCACTCTTTGATCTGTGCCAAGTCTGAGTAGATACCCTCAAAGCTCCACCGTGCCGGGTCTGAATTGACCCGCACGAATACTGCATACCGGCTCGACGCTGAATCGCTGGTGGAGGTAGTAGCCATTGTGACCTCTCTGTTTAGAGACGTATGGGGCTAGGAATGCGCGACGGTGGCTCAGGGCACCGAACTTATCACCCTGCTTTTAATCTCTTCCGTTACTGTTCTTATTCGCGCGCTTCCTAGATTCAGTTATTTATTTATTCAGCCTAACCCCATACTGAAACGCTAGTAACCCTCTATACACATCAGGCAATTTGCCTATACTAGCTTCCCTTTTAATTGTAAGGACTGCCGCTACGGTGGTAAGGCTGTTTCCATTGCCTAGCTATCTAGGCTTACAGTCCTCTTAGGCTGCCTATACCTTATACCCTAGGGATGGTCCCTAGGCAGTAGACACTTTCCGTTACTGTGTATTTATTCGAGCGGCAGTTATTCAGTTTGGCATTACCGCGTCGGGAGTGCCCTTAGACTGTTCCTCACGAATTCCGAATATTGTCTAATTAGTGCTAATACTGCTTAGCACAATTAGTTTTATTCACGCGATAATATTCATTATGCCGGATAAGCGTCCGGCGCGCTTGGTTTAGTTTTGAGCCAACGGCCTACATGGTTTGTTTTGCATTTACCCTAAGCATGTGTTTACATACATAAATATCGGTTTTTGGCATACGCATTGTGATAAGCCAATCACGGCAATGACAAGAGACGGCTAGACCATCAACGACTGTCACAAGGTAGTTGTGCCCGATAGTGGTGTCGCTCGGCTCCCGCAGATACTCTAGCTTTTGCATCTCGTCCTCCTTATAGTTCTATGGTACTACCTGCCTCATTATCAGTCAAGGCCAAACCAAAAGAATTAGACCAGCAATGATGAGATACCCGACCAGACAGCAAGACAAGAACAGAACGACAGTGGTTATCACTTGTTCTTTCCTTTCTCGATAGCTCTGAGCGCTTCTTCAAGCGTGACCGGTTCAGGGAAAGGCTCACTATTAATGTCTTGTCTGGCAGCCTGAGTGGCACGCTTAATGTCTTTATTAGCTCGAAGCCTTTTAAACATCGGTTTCAATTCTCCTTAGGAAATGAAATTTCAGTAACTGACTCGTTTTGCAACAAATTATGTTCTAGTTGTTCTGCGTCATCTCTAGATGGGACATTCTGCTGACAAAATTCTCCATCCTGGCACCAGGTGACAAGCATTAATCCCATTCTCCGTCCATCAGATGTGCACTTGTCGTCGAGCGGATAAGAAGCATGATTGCTTTACCGCACTCTGAACAGCCGCCATTTGAACTGAGAACAACGGTGGTATGAGTGGGGCAAGTTGCCGGTTGCTCGTTCATTGTCTTCATACTCCTTGTATCGTTGCTGATCTAGAGAATGTTACAGAGTGACCCTAACGGGATTTGAACCCGTGTTTACGGAGTGAAAGTCCGCTGTCCTAGACCACTAGACGATAGGATCATATTTAGTTATCGAGTGGCGGAACTGAGATTGCATTCCGGCGTGTAATACATAAACCGACTGGGGGAGGATACCCGCTGGATTGTGTAGGTATCGCCGGGGTTTTTTGCCACAACTCGCCACAAATAAATCCCGTTCAGATGAAAGACTTTTTCACCGATCTCGAACATTGTGCCCTCCATTTACCTTGACATTCTCGACGTTCTTGTGATGTGTGATTTACTACGGGGATATCGCACCATATACACAACACAAGGCCAAATAATTCCTCTTTTTGATTGGTTCTGTCGTAGTAGCTTCTATCTAAACCCATAATCACTCCTCCCCATGCTTGGTATCAACATGAAGTTGAATCAACTCATCAGCGTATGCTTGCGATTCATACGTTGCTAGAGGCATACCGCAAAGGGGGCATTCTGAATAATACTTCACTCGCTCATCCATTTCTTACCTCTCCAAGAGCTAGGTGATTGCCGCACACTGCTACGTTTTACATTCTATATATCGCCTGACGGTCAGGCAGTGTTATAGCGGATTCTGTATAGATCTTTTATGCAATTCTGCGAGCGATCTCTCGGCATTTATCCTTAAACTCCTGAATAGCCTTCAAAAGCTCTGAGGAAAGAACCGGGCTATCGGCTTCCTTCAATCTTTCTAGGGCCTCCATTGCTCTATCAGCGGGATCATAGAGTCGATCAATGATGTATCTTTCATCACGAGCTTTCATGGGGGGTCTTCCTTCCTTTTATGTGAGTGTGTGATCAAGAGCGGATTTTGTCAACTGCTGTCTGCAATTCTGTGATAATCTCCTCCGCACGTTCAACACTAAAAGACAAGGAAACCTTATCCCATTTTGTTCCGAATGTAGCAAAGATAGTAGGCGATGTTGCGTAAGGCCAAATATGCCAGTTAGTGATAGTGCCAGGGATGCAATGCAATTCCCGACCATCGTGGCTAGTAGTAACTTGGCTCATTTCTCTATTCCTTATTTCCTTGTACTGGTTCGACTGTGAATGTCACACTGTCTGCGGTACTGAGTACGTCGTCTATACCGGCTGAGCCATCATTCATCCACTTAGTCTGATTGGATGCGGCTTCCTCCAATGTAGCGGCGTCATAAGCAGACAGGTTATGCACATTGACTAAGGCTGTCACTGTGATCCTGAGTTGCATGTCAATCAGCCTTCCTGTTTGCGTCCTGTAGGCCCTGAAAGTAGGCAGTGCGTTCTCCCTCATCAATCGGCACTTTACCGAATGGAATCGAGGGATCTTTCTGTGCAGCGGTGCCCTCGCTGTATCCGCGCTGGTACGCCTCTGCAACAGTATTCATGATGTGTTCCTCTCGCGTAGGGATAGTTATAATAGAGTGCCCTAATCCGGAGTCGAACCGGAATCCCATCAGTACCACGGCGCGATGCGTGGTGCGTTTCCGATCTATGGAAACCCTAGTCTCGTCTTATCCCTAACGGGGCAACCCCGTTGTATATGGGTGCGTAAGTGGCTTGTCGGTTAATCCTATCCAGGACCGTAAGATGTGCTCTGCCGTTGAGCTATTAGGGCATTGCGCCGATTGATTGGATCGGGTCGGCGGGGACCGGTCAGGAGCGGCTCTTATATACGCGGCCGTTTGCGTTGTGGGAACTTCTACTCTGAAACAGTGACTAACTCATTGAAATTGCGTGGCCGGATCTTGTGACCTGCCTTGATGTTGACTGTCAGGCCATCAATCTCAACGGACTCGACGATTACCCAGTTCCAACCGCGTTGTTCTCCATTCTTGAAACGAGGAACACGCAAAGATGTACCGACAATTACTTTATGTGCTTCGATCTGGTAGCTCATGGTGTGGTCCTCCCACGTAGTAGCGGTATTGAACTATTAGAGCTTAATCGTGAGAAGATCGAACAACGGAGGTCAGAGATTTTGGAATCTCTGTCATTGGTTCAGCAGTGCACGTCCACGAACAATGTCCGTTGCCATGTTAACGCAATGCGGGCATGTCGGGCGCTTGTCGATCGTTGTGGTTGCCTTACGGGTGCATGATCCCCAATCACACTCGTTGGGCATCTTGATACAGACTAGGCATTCTTTAATCATGTGGCCGTGGTCGCAGCGGTATGTGAGGTTGATAACCTCTGCCTCATCGACCATTTGGGACAGAACGCGGGCAAAAGCCATATCAACCTCGCTGGTTATAAGCTCTGACCCCCGTAGCTCGATCTTCTCGATTTCATAGGCTTTCCGGCTGTTTCACTTCTGAGATAGGCGAATCAACTACCTCGCGTGCCCGGTGACCCTGTCTTTCTGTTGTACTGCAAGTATGCCTGATTACCAGGCACGATGATATAGGCCAAACGGGTGAATCTCAGGGTGGAGTCATTCCGCTCTTGCGGCAAAACTCTCCAAACTACGGCGCACATGCGGAGTAACAATGGTGTTGTTCATTGATATGCGGCATTATGACCATGATGCGGGAGAAAATCTCAGATTGTGGGATTCTGGGTATACGGTAGGGGGGTATGTAGAGCCGACTTGTAACGGTATTTGTAACGGTTAGGACGTTGACCTTGAAAAACGGACATATCGGGCTATGCCTGATGATCGCGGAGGAGTTGTAACCCAGATCTGGATTTAGGACGTTGATCTTCATTTGCCCTGGTAGATTTGCTACGGACTTGTAACGGTTGTAACGTGAAGATCCACAAAAGGCGGTGACCGATTTGGAACGGTGCCAGGACAAGCACCCTCCCTTAGGAGGGGGTGCAGTCCGCAGTACCATCTTCCCGCGAGGGGGGTATGCGAGCTGAAAATAGAATAGACTTGACTGATTACCAGGCATCCTATATAATGGCTTTATGGAAAAAGAAGATGAGGAATTAGTAAAGGAGATCCTGATGGAATGGTGCAATTGTCAGGCAATTGAGGGGATTAGTAATTATCCTGGTCCTTGGCATCCAAAGGGTGATGTGACGTGTCGATTTTACGTTAAACCAATTCAGGTTGAAGAATGGGTTATTGGGGAGGATTAATTGGAAACGTGGCGGAAACTCGATCCTCATTAAGGAGGAATAAATGTATAAATTGAATTTGACTAAGAAAGAATTTGAACTTGTGAAGGAGGGATTAGATACTATTATTTCTGACTATTCAGGAATACTTGAAAAGAGAGAATGGGTTGAAAAGGCGCGGAAATTGAAGAAGAAATTAGACTTAGGATTGGGAGTAGAAATTAATTGATCCGTTGCGCGCGTAAGCGGGTGGAACATAAGGACATAACGGAGATCAACTCGGCGGCTTGCACATTTTTCGTTACGGGGGAAATTAAATGGATTCAATTGCTCGTTTATTGCTTTCTATAGCAATTACTAGCACACTTTTAGTTCTTATCAGTTTAATTCCTTTTTACAATGTATGGAGCAGTCCTTTCTATTTACAATTAGCTAGCTTCTCCATTATTATTTTTCTAGTTTACTCTTTTTTACAGAAATGGTATAATCAGAACTGAGGAGGATTCAATGTTGCACTGGTCATTGGTATCAGAATTGAGAAAGCAGACGGCTTATCATTTTCACGTCGGAATCATGGACGTAACGTTAGAAATGATGGAACAATATACATGGGAGCGCATACGAACTGAGAAGATGACGCAATTAATGACGGAAGCAATGAGAACTTTTGAATCATTTGGGAGAAATTACCGTGTCTAGAATTGATGAGATACGCGAGAGATTGAATAAAATAACCCCCATTCTTAACCAGGACCCTGAATATCAAAGGGAGATAGAATATTACGGCGATTATATTACTTTTTGGCCAATCATTATTTCTCATACTAATGAGAATGTAATTGAACAGGATTGCCTTGACTTTCTCACGAACGTAGTATCTGATATGCAATTTCTGTTAGGAGAGAAAGAATGAATGAGCTTAATACTAAATACGGTAATATAATTGTGGAAATTGAAGCGGTAAGAACTGCTCTATCGGCGGGTGCAATACCAACAGCAACGTTACATATTGCTCTGCCTCTCTCATGGCGTGCTGAATTTAAATCAATTAGTTTTCCGCAGACTGTTATTCCTTTTCACATTAAGAACGAGCCGAATGAAGCGTCTCTTTACGGCTTTAGGGTAATCTTTGCGGACATTGAAATCCCGGAAATTAGAATAGGGATTGTATAATGGAACTGACTGTGGAAAGTGCAGCTAATCGTCTTTCTGTCGCGTGTGAGATTGGTAAGGATTTGGGAGTATTAGCTTATGGCCTAGAAAATAACCCCGACGAATTGTGGATTAGAGAGACTATCAAACAGTTACGGGAATTTCGTGACGTTCTTTTAACAATGCCAAAAGCGGAATTTAGCGTTTCCGAGTACGCTAAATTGTATGCGCGCCCTGATAAATTCTTTAAGACAGGTAGTATAGGGTAGTATTATGCGAATTTGCCTGATAATCAGTCCTCCGGTATAATAGGTATTAACTGAGGAGTTGATTATATGTGGAGATGGCTTATATTCTATGGCGTCCCTTTACTCGGAATGTTTCTATTATCAGGATGGCTAGAACTAGTATTCATTGTGTTAATAGTAATTGCAGCTTTTACGGCAGCGGTAACCGGGTATAATGAGGTTATCTGGAAATGGCTAAATAAAGAGAGCTATTCACCTTGGAGGTGATTATGCACATTACATTTAATCGACGGGCAATCTATGCTAACTATGGCATAGGCTTTTGTTACGCGGAAAAGAATGGTTTTGCAGTTCTTAAAACTGAGAAGTCTTTTAGAAAGATAAACGGCTTTTACATTAACACTGGCCGTGGTTGTGTTTGGGTAATATTTCGTCGGAACTATAATTGGAGATAAGAGTGTCTATTCCAGAAAGAATCCCGGTTATTAATGGTGATATTAACTTTTGGGCGTCACAAGTACGACCGGGTGTCACGGTACAAATTGATACAACTCATGGTTTTGCTGCGCGAGTTACTATCCCGCATGATAAAGTTATGGCGGTGATGGAATCATTTATTAACGCAATTTGTGAGGATAGACATACTATAGCGACGGAAATTCTTAAGCAAAAAGAAAGCCGGAGTTGATTACAATGCAATGTGTTAACTGTGTAGGATTGTTGGTTTTTGATGGGGATACGGAAATGTGGCAGCATATTGGTTATTCCAGTTGTATCAAGGCAGTACCAGTCAGTTTAAATACTATTACTGCTGAACAAATTGATAGCGCCGTTGATGCTGTTTACTCGGAGAATCCTATTTCTGAAAATGTACTGCGGACTATTATTACTACTGCTTTTCGTGGTGCCGGTTTCGATGTGGAGAGCTAAATGAGAGTACATTTAGTTATAGACAATATGACGGTTGAATTAATGAAACAGAGTGAGGTTTTTTGCATTTCCATATGGAATTCTCTTTACAAAGAATTAGCATTCAAGGGAGGGTCAATTCCTGTTTGTTATTGGGTCGAATTGCCTGATGAAACTATCCCTCATTATCTAGTGGTGGCGGAGTATGATAATGGGAGCAATTGAGAGGATTAACGGAAATGCCACTAAAGAAGAACTTTTAGAAGCTATTGGTATACTAGAAAAACGAATTACTAATGGCCAATATTTTCATGGGCAGATCTCTGTTTCTTGTGAAGCTAAAATAGCTCAATGTGACGTGCCAGGACTTAGTATTAATTTCACTAATGGAATGACCACTGCGACAATTACTTTAAAGTGGGAATGAATGTTTAAAACTAAAGATCCGATTGCAAGATTACTATTATGTCTTAGTATCGTTCTTGTAATATGTTTTGTGGGAGATCTTATTTGTGCGGCTATGCTCTACAATTATAACATTGAATGGTGGCAGCTAAGACTAGCCGTTATTAGTCTATTCACGTACACTTTTTATCATAAGGAATAATGAACCTGATTGACTGATAATTAGGCGGGAGGTATAATTATACTATGTCACTCGGGATTCTGGTTATATTTATCACACCTTTTGTGGTGTTACTTTTTTGTCTACTCTTCTATATCATATGCTTGCTATTGGGGAAATGATGACTATTTATGGCTTTATGTATTTCTATTGGATAGACGTACTTAGCTATATGTTGTATTGGTTACGGGAAATGGGGGTGATTAAGTAATGGGTAAGTATTCTAATTACTGGGAGCACGCTAGAGCTGCGAATGACGGCAGCGATGAAGCGACAGCTATGCTATTGCGCGCGGCGGTAACGTCTAACGACAGGAATTACACGCCGGAACAATTAGCGAATATGCGACAAGCACTCACAGAAAGAAATAAATAATGCGGCTCGAGAGTTATAAACGGGACGGTTACAGGCGGAGTGATAAGCCCTCATACACGAGTAAGGCGACTGATAAAATGATGGTTAAACACCAAAATAAAACTGGTTGTTCGGGTGGTAGTATTGCATCTATTCCTGGCTTTATCTTTGAAAAATATTTTTGTGAGAAATGTGGGAGGGAAATTTAATGTGTTCTGTTTGCGGGGCGACGATTAGTTATATTGAGGGTATTGGCTGGATTCATGATAGCCGAGTTATTAAGCCATTAGACCATGAGGCTAGGCCATGAGATGCGAATTAAGTGATTTGCCTACTGATATGTGCGAACATTGTAAAAGCGGGAGAAAGACATTAGCACCATTGAAAGAAGTATTTGACATTACCTACTGGCGCTCCGCTGATTATGCTGGCAGGTGTATATGTGGTGAGCCTTTTAAAGCAGGCGACAGTATAGGATGGGATACTAAAAAGGAATGGTGGAGAGCGGAGAAGTGTTGTGGATAAAGAACTATTTTTAGAAGCCTTCGGAGACTGGTTAGAAGGAAATGGATTAGAATGGATTGAGCCGGTAACTAGAATTACGGGGGAAAAAGTCTCAGGCCTACCCGCAATTGTTGATTTAACCCAACTAAAACTAGGGATTTGTAATTTAATTATTTTGTGTGGAGGTTCTTGTGAATGATGATTTAAAAAGTGAAATCTGAATGAATACTATATTATACCAACAAGAGCCACAACAGTGTGATGATTGCGGTGAGATTAAAGAATTACGCCCCTATGGCCCACCGGGGAAGACTATGATTTGCTTTAATTGTGCTATGAAAGACGAAGAAGGAACCAAAAAAAGATTTAACGAGTTGAACGATTAGTATTACGATCTAATATAAGGAGAATAATGATAAAAATAGGTGATATTTATGCGTGGCGGGGTCATGAATTACAAATACTTGGTGTGAAAAGTGATGGTACTCAGGCTTGTATTAAAAAAAGAGCAAATGCCGGTCAGGTTAAACATCAGCATCTACCTTTACCTCTACCCGATGATGCCCGTTATATCGGTACTTTTCCTGTTATAGAGAGTGCGCTATGAATGAGATAATGACTAATGAACAGTTAGTAGATTATTTAATGGGTATTGTAGAAAAGGTTAGAGCCGGTGAATACGTTGATGTAGAAGTTGATAATGTTAGGCCACCACTGACGGATATTTTGGGAAGGGATTCTCTTTTACTCCCAACTACTACTATTAGAATTCAATGGGGGCAAATGTAATGCGAACTTTTCGTTTATATCGTGAAAAAGATAATACAGGAATTAGTGGCACGGGAATAGTAGGTGAGGGTTGTTTACTTACTGATGAACGGGTAATTTTTGTTTGGTATGGTGTATTTGATTCCATTGCTATTCATAGTAGTTTAGAGAAGTTTGCAGCTATTTCATGCGGGCATTCCAATAGTAGAATTGTGTGGGACTAATGGACGATTGGGTATTAACTATTCACCGAAATACAGTGAATCCGGCGCGTAAAAGGACTACTTATCGCTTTAGTTTTTTTATGTCTGCTATTCAGTTTCTCGGTGATTTGCAAGAATCGGATATTTCAAAGATTGAATTAGAACGGATAATTGATGGCAAGTAGGCAGCAGGTATTCACGCTCATTATTGAGCATAACGCGACGCATAAGGTAATCTGTGAGCGTATTCTAGGATTGATTACTAACATTGACGGGGTAGAACGTGCAGGTATGCTAATTAGCGGGGTCGATGGCGGAACTGTATTACGTGATACAACGGGCGCTACGTATTCAGTTATGAGTGACGATAATCTCATGGTACGCGATCCTCTAAAATGCCCGGAGTGTTTTAAAATGTTTAAGGTAATTCAGCGCACACCAAACGGTGAAAGGCTATGTCCTGACGGACACACCTATAAAATTATTAATAACACATGGATAAAGGTGGCGCAATGAATGAAAAATATTATTGTCCTACGCACGGCAAAGAATATGAATTGCAGCGTGGCGGTGGTTCTAGTTGGGTTTGTAGTGCAGGGGATAAATGGGTGTTAATTTGGGATGACAAAAACACAGCCCGTTTTGAAGAAAGAACAAGTAACGCTAAGACTGAGCCTAAGAATGCAGATGAATTAGCGGACATTTGGCTTTACGAAGGAATGGAAGCGGCCGATCAAGAATCAATCCGTAATGTATTAATTGCTATTGCCTTTTCTCTTCAAGCTATTAGCGAAAAGATGGATAAAATTAATGATAGACTGCAGTAACTATAATTATTAGAATAGGAGGATTAGATGAAAGAACAGAAGATCGGGTGGATTCTCGACAATATGGGGGTTAGATTAGAACTAGATCCTGATGACCAAATAATTGAGGTAATAGTTATTGCTAAAGTAAGTAAGTTTGAGGGAGGCGGTACAGCTTTATGTCATGGTTCTAATCAAGGTATTGATTGGGTAGCTCAACAGGGATTAATACATTCTGCAATTGTTACTATTGATAATGAATTACGTAATTCTTTGTCATCAGGCGATGACTGACAGTAAGGCGGACCTGTGGTATAATAGAGGTTACGAAGGGAGAACATGAAGTGAAAATCTTTTACCCACAGGATTATGATAAATGCACTGACTGTGACCAACCCGCAGGGCATAAATGTTTAGATCAAAGATTTAAAGGCAATTCTCTTAAATACAAAACTTATCCACATATAGCTCGAAAGACTAAGAAATGAAGTGGTTATTATTAGGCTCTTTGGCTAGATATATTTTTCGTTATCCTATTTTCGGTATCTGCTTTGTTTGGATTGTGTTAGTAATACTAATTTGGAAAGCAACGCTACATCAAGTAGAATGGATTTTGGTAGGAACATTTCTTGTATTGTGCCTAGGGGGAATTACGTATCGTGAGTCTCAAAGGAGTGAGTACAATGGTTAAGCCTGATCTCCTGACTATTGCACAGACGTGCAAGGATTGCAAGCATGTCGGTAAGGGGCAATACGAATTGTGCGCTAAGCATCAGGTAAAGCAGACAAAGGGGGCGAAAAAGTGAACAGGTTGCGTAGAATACTACAGGGTAAAAAGAAATGTGTTAGTTGTGATGAGGATGGTGACTGGACTAGGAATAATTTACCTCTCTGCACTAGGCATAAAAAGCAATGGGACCTAATCGGAACTAAACCAAAAAAGAAGGCCCGAAAATGACGATGAGCCGTGGTAAGACTATTCGGGCTGAGTTTGAGGATAAGCTAGAGAATGCTGCCTATGAGTGGTGGGACGCAAAAACAAGCAAGCGACCAGACGTAATCGTATTACGTAAGGTATTCCGCGTATGGGCAACTGCACTGGCTATTCTTATTGATCCTGATGACGCTGAGAATAACGTAGCCATTGTGAAATTGGAAAAAGAATATCTAGGTCGGGTGAAGGATTAATGGTCCGTTCGCCACAATTTAGTGATAGGGAGCACGCACATGCCGGTCGTTCGATAAGAGAAGCATTAGAAGATAATCTCTTAGAAGACGTACGCCGTTACCTCGATATGAAAGTTGTTCCTCTTGCGAAACCGGAATTTGGAAGTTGGGAGATTTGGTCTAAATATATTGAGGCTGAAAAACAATTAGCAATGCAACGCGGTAAGGTACGGGCATCCGCTATGGCAGTGCTAACATGGCGAAATATGTATTACCTTGATAGAACACGAAGCGTAAAAGAAATCGAAACCGAATTTGTGAGGAGAGTTAAAAATGTCTCAGATTGATCGTATTAATAATTACGGTGATGCCGTGCGTCTTATTCATGATTTAAAGCGGCGTGGTGCGGATAGTGCAACAGTTAAGGAGGCTCAGGGAGCGGCAGATTTAATTAAGCAGCATGTGAACGAAAAGCGTACTACTCCAATCCGTAAAACACCTATGGCAGAAAAGCTGTTTGGTATTTCTGCTAGGCCGACTCGGGCAGAGCGCGCGCACTTTAAGAAAGAGGGTTTTTGGAAGAAGATTTTTTAAGGAGAGTTATTATGCATGTTGTCGCTAAAGATGGCAGAGAATGGACAATTAGAAAAGAAGTAATATGGGGTTATTATGATGAAAACTTTGAGGAGGGAAACGAAGAAACTGATTATATCAGTATTATAATAACAGCTATTCTACTATTTTTGTGGAATGTTGTAGTTATTAACGCCCCTCATCCGGGTGTGCCTTATTCTTTTCAAATCTTTTTACATAGCCTTTCTTTATTGCCATTATTGTTATGGGTAGATAATAGACACCGTAAAATAATTGCTACGTGCGATGAAGAGTATTGGGTAGACTATATTCGTGGTGCCGGAGGATCTCGTCGCGCAATGCGTAGCGTAGCAAAGAATCTCCGTAAATATGGTGTAATTGAAGAATTAGATAAGGTATATTAAATGGATGCCGGAGGATATGGCGCAGCGCGTTCTCGAAATTTAAGGAGTAAAAAAACATATGGAAAAATTAACACGAGTAGGAAGACAGGTAGTAAACAAGAAAGGGGAAGTGATAGCGAAACCAGAGAGAAAGAAGGACGCTAAGAAATTTGTTATTCGTCATAATAAGGGGGGTAATCATCCGCCCGAGAACAGTTACAGATAAAATAGCAGATATTATAGGAGCAACGGCTTTACTTGTTTATTGTAGTGTTGGGCATTTATACTGGTGGATTTCTGGAAAGGATAGAAAGAGATGGGACCACGACTTAAGAAAGTATTAGTTATTATTGCAGTTTTATTTGTTGGAATGGGAGTGTATAAGCAACCGGAAACATGGGGAGGAAATGCAGGAAAGGGAATTGATATGGTAGAACACGCGGGGGGTAGCGTTGGAACGTTCATCAATACAGTGTTTGAGAGTCAGTAACTCTATGCTAGACTCCCTCGCATGGCTAAAGGTGAGCGTAAGGCGACGTTTGGGGTAACCCGCAAACGCGCTATCATGGCGTCTCGCCGCAGTCGTGCACTCGCTTTACTCAAGGCCGGATACTCTACTCATGAGATTTGGGAACAGGTACCCGAATATCAGTCATTGAAATCATTAGAGGCTGATTTACGGAAAACTCTCAAATCAATGGTGGAGCGTCCGGCTATTGAGTTTATTGGGCTCCAGTTCGCCCGGCAGCAGGACCTTTTACAGGCCGTCTGGGATGAAGCTCTGATGGGCGATATTAAGGCCCATGAGGCAGCTAGAGCCACGATCAATGACCAGGTGAAGCTACTTGGCTTGGCACAGACGCGGGAGGGAGAAAGCAACTCAGACGTTCAAATCTTCATCAATCATTTAATGGGTGACGACACTGAATTAGAGGATGAGGTAGAAGAATGAAGCGTGCATTAGTTATCAGTGGTTCCACTATTTCTCTTATGTTTATCAGTATGGGAATTGCAAACGCGGAACCGACGCAGGTTGATTGTGACCCGTTTAGTATTGCGTGTGGTTATAGTATTCCCGTACAGGTCGGGCCTTTTGATATTGATGTTCCTATTGACCATATCTTTGAGCCACCGGCGTAAATTATGCCCCGTAAAGGCAGATTTAAGCATGGTAAGTCAATTAAGACTTCTAAAGTTTATGAGGCTTTACGTAAAAAAGGTTATAGTAAAACGAAGGCGGCGCGTATTAGTAATGCACAATGGGCTAAGAAAAGAAAGAAGCGTAGGAGATGAAGTTATTAAGCACTATTATCCCGCCTGGCACAAACGAATGTAGTGAAACTATGCGGCATAAAGTATTAACAGCGATAGCCGCTCAGCGCGCATTAGTACCAGGCGAACAGATTCTATATGTTGAGGTTAAATTACTTCCTTATCCTCATTTAATTAATTGTGTAGTTACAGTGAGCAGCGAGGATTAGTGGCGACTAAAACTCTTGCTCCGCATCAGGTTCTTAGCATTCGAGAAGCTAAGCGCCGGATTAACATATGGGAAGGATCGGTACGTTCTGGTAAAACGGTTAGTTCTAATGTCGCGTGGCTCAAATTTTTATTGCAGTTGGATGAGTTAGGTAACGATGAAAACTTGCTCATGATTGGTAAAACAGAGCGTACGTTAAAGCGTAATATTATCGACCCTATCCGTAAGATGGTTGGTAAGAATCGCTGTAAATTAAATGCGGGTACGGGTGAATTACAGTTATTGGGCCACACTGTTTATATTGCAGGTGCTAACGATGAACGAGCGGTAGAGAAGATTCAGGGTCTTACCCTATTTGGTGCGTTAGCGGATGAATTAAGTACCTATCCCGAATCATTTTTTAATATGTTAAACACTCGTTTATCAATTGAGGGTAGTAGGCTTTTTGCCACAACTAACCCGGAATCCCCACATCACTATTTAAAAAAGAATTTCTTAGATAAAGCAGGTATGCATTTAACGAGTAAGCGAGGAATGACCCCTTCAATATTAGATAACCCACTTAATCTGTTACGTATGACTTTTAAATTAACCGATAATCCTTATTTGCCGGAAGAATATATACCGGAATTAATGAGGACGTATAAAGGATTATGGCGTAGGCGTTATATTGACGGTGAGTGGGTAATCGCCGAGGGCGCTATTTATGATATGTTTGATCCCGATAAACATTACCGTAATCTCCCTCTTCTCAGTAATAGTATTCGTATTGTCGGGGTTGACTATGGAACGACTAACCCCTTTTCCGCACATGCGATTGAGATACGTCCCGAGGGTTTATATATTTTTGCAGAGTATTATGAGGAAAGACCGCTAACAGATAGTCAATTATCAAAAGGATTTCATAAGTGGTTATCTGTTAATAAGATTAATCCGCGTTGGATTTGTATAGACCCGAGTGCGGCTAGTTTTAGATCACAGCTTTACGATGATGGCTTAATGAATGTAGTGAATGCCGATAATGATGTACTTGATGGTATTCGTTTAATAGCTTCCCTCTTCAGCTTAGGTAAACTGTTCATTAATCCAAACAAATGTCCGGCATTGTGTGAAGAATTACCCGGTTATAGTTGGGACCCTAAAGCTACTGAAAAGGGTGAAGATAAACCTCTTAAAGAGCACGACCACGCTTGCGATGATATACGGTATGGCATTGCAACAACTGAATTAACATGGCGGAATGTGCTTAAATTGGCGGCAGCATGACAACTCCATTATCTAGTAAAGAGAAATTAGCTCTAGCTTTAGAGGAATTAACTAATCCTAATGTACCGAATCGTTTAATTCGGCGTGTTAGGCGCGGTGAATATAGTGAGGTAGAATCGGAAATAGCATCCCCCAAACAAGAATTGTTTTTAGAATTGACGGAATTAGGACAAACAACTTTTGCACAGAGAATAGCAAGCGGGGAATTTGATGATACGGCAGCAGAGATTAAAGAATGGCTTAAGACTAATGAAGGCTTTAGGGTATTACGTGCAA